TGCAACTTAGTCATGATCTGTGTCAATGACTTTGCTTTAAACTGGTGTGCTTCGTCACCAATTACAACATCAAATTTTTCAAACCACTTCTTTGGCATTTTGTAAATTGATTGCCAAGTTGTGATCGTAATACCCTTAGAACTATTTTTATCTCGACCTGCGTAGATTTTATGACAGTGATCATCTGGATCCCAACCATACTCTTTGAAGTCGCCAACTAACTGTTCGACTAGAGATGTTGTAGGAACAACAATAAGAATGTCCGATCCCTGATCAAAAAACCATCTAACTATACAATAAATCATTAGAGATTTTCCTGATGCCGTAGGTGACAACAGGAGTTTGCGATTATATCTTAGCGCTTTGTATATAGCAGTAAGTTGATAATCCCTAACTTGAAATGGAATTTTTAAAGTCTTGACAAATTCATATACATCACCTGGACTGATACTTCCGTTTTTATCATTAGGTGATCCATAATATTCGTTGTGTACATCTTCAAATGTATATCCACGGTGACTTAACCAGTCTGTCAAGTATCCATATAGACCGCAATATATCTGTCCATTTGCTGGACTGAACAATTTGATCTTACCGTCCCAAATCCGTTTTATATGAGGTTCACAATCAACAGACAGATAAACTTCGTTGCGCTTCTGAATCTTGACATCTGTCATTAGACACTACCCTGCATAAACTTCTGCCACTCGATACTATTCTTGATTTGAAAAGTACGATTGTTCAACTGTTGGATAACTTTCTCTAAGAAAAAAATTATCTCTTCATAATAATTTATACGGGTTGTAATGTTCTGTATCTCAGGATCTGCATCCATATACATCGGAACGTCTTGTTTTAAGACCTTCAGATCAAACGGGTTTTCCTGATATACAATATCATCAGCTTTACCCGTGTAATATTCAAATTTTTCTCTGATTAGAGTTTTATACTCTTGTTCCTTTCGGATCTTAATTAGTCTTACATCAGACAAGTAGTTCAGATACTTACTGTGTAATTGTGGAATTTTTGTTGACTCGTTATCGAGTAAATCATTATCAAGTTTTGAATCTTCTGCCCATTGGGATTTGATATCATCAAGTGTAATCATAATCTTTTAAGTTTTGATCATAAATGTCATAGATTGTGTACTTAAACACAACATCAACGGCAAAGTATTCAGTGTCGTTGTATGTAGAATCAAAGTTTAGGCCACCCAGAGTTACTGGAA